TACGGCTTTTGAACCAACCGTTCAGAACCGTTTCATCATGTATATTGACGGTATCCCTTCATTTATGATCAAAAGTGCAACTGCACCAAACATCAACTTGAACGAAGTTAAAATTGACCATATTAACGTTTACCGCAAGATTAAGGGTAAGGCTGAGTGGCAGGATATGACTTTAAATTTATATAATCCAATTTCTCCTTCAGGCTAACAAGCCGTAATGGAATGGATTCGTTTATCACATGAATCAGTAACTGGCCGTGACGGTTATTCTGACTTCTATAAGAAAGACCTTAACCTATCAATCTTAGGTCCAGTAGGTGATGTAGTTTCTGAGTGGATCATTAAAGGTGCATTCATTAAGACATCAAACTTCGGCTCTTACGACTGGTCAAATCAAGATGCAATCACAATCGAGTTAGGTATTGGAATGGATTACTGTATCCTTAACTATTAATCGATTAAGAATATTAAGAAAGCCGCCTTTTTGGCGGTTTTTTTATGTAAAAAGTTAAACTCTATATATTTATAGATATATAACTAAATTAAGATTATGGAACAGACTAAATTTAATCTCCCAACAGAGACTATCGAGCTACCTTCAAGAGGATTATTATATCCTACAGAAAATCCCCTTTCTTCCGGTACTATCGAAATGAAGTACATGACAGCTAAGGAAGAAGATATTTTATCAAATCAAAACTACATTAAAAGCGGTACAGTATTTGATAAATTATTTCAATCCCTTATTGTATCTAAAATTAACTACGACGACTTAACTGTAGGCGATAAAAATGCTATTTTAATTGCAGCACGTATTTTAGGCTACGGTAAAGATTATGAAGTTAAGTATCCTCATCCAGTAACAGCAGAAGATGAAACAGTAGTTATAGATTTATCTGAACTTAAGAATAAAGAGTTAGATGAAACTTTATATAATAACTCAAACGAGTTTACTTTTACACTACCTAAATCCCAAAATGAAGTAATCTTTAAAGTATTAACTCATAGAGATGAAAAGCAAATTGAAGTTGAGTTAAAAGGACTTAAGAAAGTAAATTTATCTGCAGAAGTTACAACAAGATTAAAGCAATCTATCATTGCTATTAACGGTAATAGAGAAAAGAAAGATATTAGAGAATTTATAGATAATTACTTATTAGCAGCAGATGCTAGAGCTTTGAGAGAGTATATGAGAAAAGTAACTCCAGATTTAGACCTAACCTTTACATTCGTCGGCTCTGACGGCTACACAAAGGAGGGTGTAGATCTTCCGATAGGAGTTTCCTTTTTTTACCCTAACGCCGGAATATAGATCTGGTCTTTTCACTCAGATTCACGAAATAGTCTTTTTCGGAAAAGGAGGTTATGATTGGGATACTGTGTATAATATGCCTATTTGGCTTCGTAAATTTACTTTTAATAATATGAATGAATTTTACGAGAAAGAACAAGCGGAGTATAAGAAAGCAACAAATAAGGGAGAATTAGTAACTGCAAACAGGCCTCTTGCTAAACCAAACGTACCTGATTTATCCAATATAAAACCAACCTATACGAGTAAAGTGTCTAAAAAATAGGCACTTTCTCTATTTATATACATGGAATCATTACGTAAATTTTATATGGCTGATCCTGCTGGAGGAAATGGTAATCCTAAAGATCAAATGAATGATTTGAAGGAGACTGTAGCTGATCTTAAAGATGCCTTTGTAAGCATTGGGCAAATTATTAAGCGTGAGATCACAGGTAATATTAGTGAAGCAGATCAAGCTACCAAGCAGTACGGTAAGTCGATTGCTAATAGTCTCGAAGCTACCCTTAAGAGTTTAGGGAAAAATAGCCAAGACGTACTAGATAATATGAAAGGACTTCAAGATGGGTCCTTAAAGTTAACTTCAATACTTAAGCAACAAGATGCACTTGAAAAAAAGCGATTACAAGCTGAACTAGATATTAAAAACGCTTATAAGAACGGCGTCATTTCTTTAACTAGAATGAGAACGCTTAGTGGAGAGTTAGCAGAAAAAACAAAAGAACAGAATGCATTATTAGCACAGCAAGGATTAGAAGCTGATAGGATTGAAAAGTCGATGGGTAATTTAGGTAAGATTTTTAAGGGACTTACTCAAATACCTATAGTGGGGCAGCTTGTAGATGCAGAAAAAGTAACAAAGAAAATGCAGCAAGCCGCTGCAGACGGTGGTGGAAAGTGGAAAACTTTTGGAGCAGGTATAAAAGCAACGTTCGCATCTATAGGAGAAAGTTTAACCGATCCACTTACTCTCGTAAAAGGACTTTATGAAGGACTTAAAAAAGCTGTTCAATTAGCAACTGAGTTTCAATCTAAGCAATTTGAAACAGCTAAAGACTTAGGAGTTAGTGTACAGAGAGGAAAAGAATTAAGAGAAAATTTTGTAGCTTTAGCAAAAGCTAATTTAAGTCTTGGAGTAACTGCCGATCAATTACAAAAATCATACGCTGGAGTACAAAACGAACTAGGAATAATAGTTAAGCAGAGTGACGAATTTAATTTAAGTTCTACCTTAATCGAAAGAAGAACAGGTGCTACTGCAGAGAATATGGCAACCTTACAGTTCGCATCAGGTAAGATGGGTAAATCATTGATGGAAGCCTATCAAACAATTCAAGGATCAGCAAAAGCAGAAGGCGGTAGAGTAAAGCTTGCTATGTCAGAAAAACAGATACTAGAAGGTATTTCGAAAGTATCTGCTACAGTATACCAAAACTTTAAAGGCAATTATAAGCAATTAGCAGCCGCTGTTATAGAGGCTAAAAAGCTAGGACTTACTTTAGATCAAGTTAATGGAACTCAAGATCAATTTTTAGATTTTGAATCTAGTATAGCAAAGCAATTTGAAGCAGAAGTTTTAACAGGAAGACAGTTAAATTTAACTAGAGCAAGAGAACTTGCTTTAGCTCACGATACTAAAGGTTTAATGGAAGAAATGACCAAGCAGCTTGGTTCACAGAATGAATGGAATAACTTAAATACTATTGCACAGCAAAGTTTAGCAGAATCTCTAGGTTTAAGTAGAGATGCTGTTAACCAAATGTATATGGATCAAGAAAAAGCAAAAGTACTAGGTGCAGCTGCAGGAGAGGACTTAAAAACTCAGTACGATACTTTAGTAGCCCAAGGACTTGAAAAGAAAGAAATAGTAAGGTTACTAGGTCAAGAAAGTGTAGCGAGTGCACAACAAGCTTCTATAGCTGAAAAAACAGCAGCTACTATGGATGCTATAAAAAATAGTATTGCAGAAGCATCTACTATTTTATTACCGATGATTGAAAAAGTATCTAGCTGGCTTGCTGATACAAAGCACCTTAAATTATTATTTACTGGAATAGTAGGTGTAATGGCTTCTATAGCAGCATATAGCGTAACAATGAAGATGGCGTCAATGGCGCAAGTAGCAGCACAGATTACCTTGCTAAAAACGCAAGTAGCACAGAATGTTCAATTGCAAAAAAATGTTGTAGCGCAAGGTATAATTACCGAAGAAGAGATTGTAGGTGCTGGTGCAGCAGCGACAGCAGGGTCGGCATACTTAGGACCTGGTGCATTGGCGGTAGGTGTTGGAGTTATTGCAGCTCTAGGTGCTTATATAGGAATGAGCGCTATGGGATCTTCATCAACACCGTCTGAAACAAGTATGACTAGACCTATAAATCCTGCAACCGCCGCTGCTGATACTTCTTCTTCAGCAGGAAGTATTAAGAAAGAAGCAGAACCAATCTACTCTTTCGTACACGTTACTCAATTAGACGGTCAAGTTCTTACAAAAAATGTTACAAAAGGAGTATTAACAACACAAGGACAGGGAAATACCATTAAATAAGATTACTATGGCATTAATAGAGCAAATAAAAAAATCACAGTTAAGTAAGCAAGGTAGAACTAGTACTACAGGTATCTTTGAAGGTACACCTGAGAATGTTATTATTACTCAAAGAGGGTACTCTGTACCTTTAGCTGATAGTATAATACCTGTAAGCCAAGCTCCAATAGATGTTGTGTATGGTGCAAAACCACAACCAACTTATTTAGATTACTTAAAGACTGTTAACAAAGTATAAGATGCCATTAATAAATTTTAAAACTGATTTTACTAGCTTAAAATTTGGTGCAGATCAACCAGGAGGAGGTGATAGTGGTCAGCCATTCGTTCAAGCCCCTATCGAGACTGCTAATACCCCTACAGATATTAAGAACTTCTATCAACTTAATAGAACTAGTTTAGATTTTCCAATAAGAGGGGGAGCGATAAGCTCTCTAGTAGACGGAGGATATACAACACAAGCAGCTATTGTAGATGCCGATCGCATTAAGCAGTTTTTTAAATCTGCACCTCGCGGTACTGCTTTTATTGAAAAACAAAAAGGACTACAGTTAACTAATCCACTAACACAGGTTCCTAACTCATTACAATTTGTAGGTGTAGGATTAGGTAATGCTGTTATACCTGTAACCTGGGTTTATAACCCTAAAAACACTCTCGCACAGGTAGGCGTACAGGGAAATGGAACACATTTCAATAGACACGGGGTTAATCCTAGTGTTTATGAATCAGTTAGAACTACCTACCAGTATATTGTAGGTGCTCCTCAAAATAATACAGCAACAACCAATAGACTTGCTATTTTAAAAGCTTTAAAACTCGATTTAAATAGTAATCTTAACTTTACAACAAATTCGAATCCAAATAACGGAATTAGTATCGATCCCGCTTTAGTTGACCGTCTAGGTATTTCAACAATACAAAGTCAGCTATTTAATTATCCAGGAGGTCCAGGGTCAAACTACGGCATTGGTTTTACAAGAATTTTTAGAGCTACCAATTCACAAGGTGCAGCAATATCAACACAACCTGTTGCAAATCCTATTACAGAGGTTAAGTATTCTACAATGGCCTTTACTTATGGTCAATTAGCAATACAAAACGAACAAAGAGGTTGGGGTAATGCATTTCCTAAAGTACAAGACTTTAGATGGCAACTAGACCAAAATGGGCACTATCCTGAAGTTGCCTGGTCTGACTATGCTAATTTAAATATTGAAACAAGATTGGGAGTTGGTAATCCGGGTGCTTACGATACTAGACTATTCTACTTTGACACCTCGAAAGAAACAGCTGTCGATCAAGTAAACATAATTAATCCTTTCTTTTTTGATCCGAAATCAGACCCATGGGAGGCAGCAAAGACTGAAACTCCTGGAAAACCAGCATCAAGGCCAGATGATATGATTAAATTTGCTTTTGAGTGTATGTCTAATGATGCCCCTCAAGGTGCAGATCAATCTGCAGGCCAATCTGTTGCTTTAATTTTTAGAGCTTTCCTTGAAGGTTCAATAAGTGATTCAAATACTGCTGAGTTTAGTTCTTTTAAGTACTTAGGTAGAGGTGAAACTTTCAGAACATACCAAGGTGCAGATAGAAGTATCAGTTTTTCTTTTAAAATATTTACACAGACCAGACAAGAGATGAGACCTCTTTATAAAAAGTTAAATTGGCTTATATCTCAAGTTTACCCTGATTATTCACCAACTTACGGTTTAATGAGAGGAAATGTTGTTAGAGTGACAATTGGTGATTATATTTATAGGATGCCAGGCTTTTTAGAAAATGTAAATGTATCTATTGATAATAGTAATACTCCTTGGGAAATACTATTAGCTGAAAATGGTATAGAAAACGAAGAAGATGTAAGACAGTTACCTCATATGGTTACTGTACAGTGTAGCTTCAAACCTATTATGGACTTATTACCTAGAAGAGAGAAATACGGAGACGACTTCGTACCGTTTATTGCAAATAGAGATCGTTACTTAGCTCCACCTTCTCCTATAAGATCTAGAAACCTAGACGCAAGTCCTATACCAGCTGGAAGAACTACCCCGCCTAGTATTGTAGCTCCACAAACATTTACAGGGACTATTCCAAACATACAACCTCAGCAATCAGTATCTAAGACGAATACTAAAAAAGCAGCAGAAAAATTACCTAAAAAAGGTAAAGGTAATAGAAAGCCAAAAGGCTCAGGCTTAACTCTAAGTACAGCAACATCTTCTGGAACATTTAATCCTACTACCAAACTAGCTCCTGGACTACCGTCTGCAACACTAACTCCGTAAAAATAAAAGAAGCATGGCATCAAGATATCAAAACGTACCGATAACCAAGGCAAATGTAACTGGTAGTACATACTATCAAACTAATATTTACCCTGAAATTCCCCCGGTAAATGATGATTACTACATAACGACTACTGTAGGGGATAGACTTGATTTAATTGCATATGACTTTTATCAAGATTCGAGCTTGTGGTGGGTTATTGCTTCTGCAAATTCCTTACCTGGAGATTCAATCTACGCACCAGTAGGAATTCAATTAAGAGTTCCAGTAAATCTACAAACAGTTATAAACGAATATAATTTAGCAAATAATGGCTAGCGAACAACTCTCTAACGTAATTGGCGCTCCCTTTGCAGAGCATGTACTAACGCAGTTAAATCTTAGAGCTGCACACAACAGTACAGGAGATGGGACACTACCTACTAGAAGTAATGATGAGATTTTATTTCTAGCTAATAAAATGTCGTGGGTAAAGTTAACTTCGTCTGTTGGAGTTTTAGCTGAAAATAATAACGGCATTCCTGTACCTATATCAGAATACTATAAAAAACTAGGGTTAGATTACGCAAATGCAGATGATCTTGCAAAGAATTGGACACTACAAGCTGGTACTTCAAAAGCAAAAGGCGCAGAAATTGACTTAAGGTACGGAGTAGGTCCCGATGGAGCATACGGTTTAGGAGGTACAGAAGAATTAGGTTATAGACCAATGCCTGGTCTAACTTCTGTTAATATCGATACAAAAGGTGCTTTAGGTTCTTTAAGAGAGGCTACTATACAGTTTAAAGTTTGGAATATGAATCAACTTAATATAGTTGAAGCTTTATATTTCAGACTCGGGTATTCAATGTTACTTGAATGGGGACATAATCAATTTTATACTAATGTAAATAAAGAAGGTAGCGGTGGTACTTTTACTACTAACACCTACGGTATAAATCCATTCCAAGGAAATTTGAGAAAAGAAAAAGTACAGCAGCAAATAGCACAGAGATCTTACGCTTTGAGCGGTAATTACGACGGTATGCTAGGAGTAGTTACAAATTTTCAATGGTCATTTAATCAAACAGGCGGCTACGATTGTACACTTAGACTTATAGGACTAGGTGCAATAATGGATTCTTTAAGAATTAACTTGTCCTATACAATGCCTTCCTCTATATTTCAGGAGTACAAAAAACAAGCTGAAACCTTACAGAAGTTAAAGGAGCGCGAAGATCAAATTAAAGCACAGCAAGAAGAAGCTAAAAAAAGAACAGATGCAGGTCTACCGGATACTATTCCTGCAACACCCAGTAATCCTAAAGAGATTTACACTAATATATACACTGCAGATAAAGGTTCTTCGTCTCCACCCCCAGGTCAAGATACTTTCCTATCAGATATAGCACTTCCAATTGCCTATACTTTTGCTGGCGGAACAGACCGTTCTAAAGATGCTATCAATACAATTTACGATTATTATTATAAAGCTGAAAAAGGAGGTAAATATGGATCTGCATTTATAACTGAACTTAATACTAAGAAAACTGGATTATTTTTAAATTCAATACCGAATTTAAGATCTACATGGCAAGTAGTACCTGCAGAAAATTACCCTGCAGTAACTTTATCAGCAGGACAACTTAACGCAACTGCTACTAGAGCAAATTTAGGTTATATAGATTTTAATAGTAAAGAGCTATTAGGTGCGAATGCGTTTATTAAGACTTTTGATAACGCTTTATATCATTATCCTGCAGGTAAGTCATACCTTAGCGCAGTTACCGACCTAATAACCGGCCGTACTACTACCTACGCTCCTGACGATCTCGTATATCCGCAATCAGAAGCTCTTATTGTCGAGATTAGACAATTCGCATCTGTATTAGATCCAATAGCGAAAAGTAATAAAGAGAAGATTTTTGACCTTAAGATAACATACACTGCTGCAGCACTTCCTCCAGAAGGTGATAAAGAGTTAGCAGCAGCAGACAAGCTATCAAGACCGAAGAGAAAGGAGATTATAGCTGCATTAGAAAATTGGTTTTTAAATAGTAGGACAGTTCAAATACTTTCTATAGAACCGACTAGCAATAGTCCTAAGCAGGTTACAGTAAAGGGAACTATAACATTCCCTATACCTAATAAAGGTGTTGAAGTAATTTTAGATATAGAGTTTACAAACACTGCCCTAATACAGTCTGTTTTACCGCCGCCTGTACCTAAAGGAACTCCTCAAAGTACTGCACAAAGCGGTAGTGCTGGTGATAACGGTGGTATCGATAACAACTCAGAACCTACACAAACTGATCCCGGATTTAAATTTGCTTCAGCCTTACATGCAATGCTTGCAGTAGCTAAGAGTCAGGTAGAGTATAACATGAGTACAAATCAAGAAGGAGTAGTTACTATACCTTTAGTAGAGGTAACGAAAAAATTTTATGAAGGAAGTATACTAGAAAAACTTTTTGATACTCAAGAAAATCCAAATACAACTGAATTTGACTTAATACAGTATGCAAAGAAAGGCTTTAATAGTAGTTTAATGGTAAACTATAAAAAAGATCCTACATTATTTGGACGTGTGGAATCGGTTAAGTTTAATGAATTGTGTTTAGCTTACGGTATTAGATGGACTATACAGGGTGATGATAATAAAACTAGTCATCCAACATACATTAAATTAGGATACCTACTATCTTTTTTAAATGCTATGTGTCTAGTTTATGACTCAACTGTAAACACTGATAAGCATCCTTATGTGTATCTAGATTTTAATCCATATACAAATTTCTGCTTAACTATGCCACAGCATATGTCTGTGGATCCGTTCACCTGTATGATTCCTTATCAAGGAGATCAAACAGATTACTTAAAGTTATTTCCACCAGATGTAGCTCCTAATCCAGACCCTAGAAGCCCTGTTCTCTTTAACGACAGTATTAATGCCGTATCCGGCTGGTTACCTAAGTTTAAAGCAAGTAGTAATGCATATCAAGGCAGTACAATGGAAATTTTATTAAATATAGACTTTCTAATAGGTATTTTAAATGCAAGAACAACTAGTAGTTCAGATCATACAGTAGATTTAAAAGGGTTTTTAGACGATATCATGACTGGTATAAACAAAGCAACAGGTAACTTAAATTCTTTTAGAGTAGCTTATAGAGACGATAGTAATACAGTCATTATTAAAGATGATCAGTTTGTACCTCCTATGAAGCAGGAAGAGACTAAAGAAACCTATGCAATGACTACTCAAGCTACTAACGGTATAGACGGAGAAAATTACGGTGTACCAAACGGAGTTAATGTGCCTAAGTACGGACAGTTACCTATATTCGGAAAATATAGTTTAGTGAGAGAGTTAAAGTTTGAAACAGATATGTCTACGAAAATGTCTAATGTAATAGCTATTTCCGGACAATCTAATACAAATTCTGTTAACTCAACAGACCACTCTTCCTTTAGTTGGCTAAATACTAACTTTCAAGATAGATATAAACCTTTAGTATCTGATTCCTCTGAGGTCGGTTCAAAGAGTAATAATAAGACTACAGAAGAAGATAAAAAGAAACAAGAAAAAGAAGCTAATAAAGCAGCAAGTGAATTTAATCAACATGTTGTAAGTATATACAAAGGAGAAAGTGTAGCATTATCTAAAGAAATGGTTCCTGCAGCGATAAACTATTACATAAACGGTATAGCGCAAGTTAAGTCAAGAGACGGACTTACATTAGCTGCTCCTTTTATTCCTGCTAACCTCAGTATGACAATAGACGGTATCGCTGGTATTATAATGGGCAATGCTTTTACAATCCCTGAAGATAGATTACCTTTATCTTTAAGAGGACAGGCGGGAATAGATAAAAATACTAAAGTCGGTTTTGTTGTTGTAGGACTAACACATTCTCTTGATAATAATCAATGGCTTACGAAAATTAGAGGTCAGATGATTAAGTTAAGAGATAGTAGTGAGTATGGAGTTGTTAAGCAGTTAGAAAAATTAAAACTTAATTTTCCTACCACTACTACCGTTACAACTAGCACTACTCCTACTTTTACAGGAGATGCATTCGAAAGTGCGCTTAATTTTGTAAAAGCACAGGAGGCTTTAGCCTCTATACAAAAATTAGATACCTCTAGTAGAAATAGAAGAATATTTTATGCTCCTAGGAATCCAAGTCCAAACTTAATCATATACCCTTACAACTTAGAAGGTAACGTAAGAGCAGATGGAACTCCTAGATTAACTATAGGATGGGGTACTTACGATGTATATAGAGCAGGACCTAAAGCAGGTCAAATTATTGCTCCTAATGATACAATAACCGCTCAACTAGCAGAAGAAAATTTGAGAGTAGAATTAGCAAGTTTATATAAAATACTACTTGACGCTGCAAAGAATAACAATGTAACCCCAACAACCGGTCAGGTAGTTGCACTACTAGACTTAGGTTATAATGCTGGGCCAGGAGGAATGAGAAGTTCAACACTATGGAAAGCTCTTCTAGGTAAACAAACTCCTAATAAAAACGAGTTTATAAGCTATAGAGTACCGGCAGACTTTGCAGGACCTCTAGCAAAAAGAAGAGCTTTAGAATACAATACATTTATAAGTTAATATGGCATTAAGATACTACCCAGAAACAAGAATAAGAACAAACCTTTACACGAGGGGTAATGAATTCACTACCCCCGACGGTAAAACATATGCTGGAAGATACTACTTAACTTATGATAATAAAGCTTTTGTAGGTATAAACCCAGTACTAGGCACTAATGAAGAATTAACTACTATATCAACAACTGCCAATCTCAGTAATAGTAACAACTCTACTAATAACACGTACCTTGCAGCAAGTACTCAAAATACACAGAAAAAAGTAAAAGAATCTAATGTAACACTTTCTGAAATAGATTCTTACTTTCCTGTACCTGTTGCTAGTGATTATGCAAGAGGATACTTTACAAGATATTTTGCAAAAAGCGTTTCTGGTCCTCAGTTTATTACAGAAATTTCTCAAATGGACTATTCTCAATTGCAAAACGGAAATGTTTCACCTACTATCTTAGGTTATCAGTCAACAAGTATGCTCTGGCAGTTAACTGGACCGCTACACGACACAAGAGTATCTCAGTATCAAGTTAAAGGAGGTGTTTACGATACAAATAAAAGAGTAACAGAAGCAAAACAGGTAGGATTTAGAGGTATAGTAGAGTTTATTGGAGGAGATTATGTTAAATTCGCACAAATAACTCCAGGATCAGTTGCTATTTCGGGAAGTAGGTAGTATATTTACTGTAAATAAATGTTATGTACTTTATCGTCGAGACAGAAGAACAGCTTTTGCAGCTACCTAGACCTGAAAAATGTTTTATCGAACTAGTATCTCTATCAGAGCATACTCATCCGACCCTAACTACACCGTGCGTCCTTTATTATAACGATTTCCACAAAGGATACGTAATTCCTATTAATCATTCAGAAGGATTTTCAATTAAATTAGAGTCTATAGAAAACTTTCTTAAGGAGATACCGAAAGTTTACCTACTGGATAAAAAATGGCATTCCTATTACCTAGATTTACCTCATTCGATCGATCTTTATTTTACTGTCTTAGACGTAGAGGGTAAGATTAAGGACTTTCAATGTTACACACCTGTTCATTTAGACTTTTACGAAAAGCTAAAATACCTACCGCAGGTAAATACCTATATTCCAATATCAAAGCATTATGAAAGATGTGAATGTATGTTTGAACTAGTAAAGGGATATGTTGGAAGAGAAGTAAATACCGAATGGCATAATAGATTTACAGAAGTATATAAATGGGTAGAAGAGCAGGGAATCTTAGTAGACGAAAAGCTCTTTGATAAGTACTTTGAAACTCCATGGAAAGGAAGATCTCTAAGGGATAGTAGGGTTTATTCAAGTTATAACCTATATAATATAACTTCACGTCCGACTAATGCTTTTAATAGTATAAACTTCCTTGCTTTTAATAAAGAGAACGGTTCTAGAACGGCTTTTATACCGGAAAACGATGCTTTTGTAGAGTTTGACTTTGATGGATACCACTTAAGGTTAATTGCTAACAAAATGGGAACTGAAATACCGCAAGACGAGTCAATTCACGAGTATTTAGGTAAGCAGTACTTTGAAAAAAGCGAATTAACACCGGAAGAATATCAAGAAGCTAAGAAGATTACTTTTAGACAGATGTATAATGGAGTAGAAGAAGAGTTTAGGCATATTGAGTTTTTTGAAGACGTAGCAATTGCAGTAGATGCTATGTGGAGCACCTATAAAGGTAACGGTTTTTTAGAGCTACCTAATAAAAGAAGACTTGTATTAGAGAATGCTAATCCTCAAAAGCTATTTAACTACTATATTCAGTGCCTAGAGACGGTAAATAACGTTAAAAAACTAGATAAACTAAAAAACTATCTTCAAGGTAAGCAAAGTAAAGTACTTTTAGTGGTATACGATTCAATATTAATCGATTATGCAGCCTCAGACGGAAAAGGTACCTTATCACACATTAAAGACATCTTAGAAGCCGACAACTTCAAGGTAAAAGCTAAAAAGAGCAATAACTACAATTTTTAACTTTAAGACCGAACTATTTATAATGGAATTTATCAAGTTAACGCAAGACCAATTGAAAAACAAGTTATTCTGTACTTTTTCCCCTAAGGATAAGTTAGATATTACATTAGATACCATTATAGGGGAATATACTATTATGTATAGTAAGATTTTCGTCCTAGAGTCTGAGGATTCTGACGAGTATTTGTGTACATATAATATTGAGGTTCAAGATACTACAACAAGAGTACTTCCAAACACGATATTATTACATAGAAAGAAGGAAACTAATACGTTATACACGATTAACAGTTTAAACCTTCTAATTAAGTCCCTAAACGAGGGAATCTTAGATACGTCCTTTAGAGTAGAGTGGCAAAATTACAGAAATACTGTACTTTTAACTCAAGGCGATGATCTAAGAAAACTTTCTACAAAAATCCACAAAATAGTTAACTTATAAGTTGCTAATTCGGATCTTTCTTCTTACATTTCTGTATAAGTAAATTTTTAAACTAAAACAATAAGTTATGGCAATGGACCTATCTGCGATTAAGTCGAAACTTAGTTCGCTACAAAACCAAAAATCAGGCGGTCAAAAAAGAGACATGTCTTTGATTTTATGGAAGCCTACAGTAGGCAAGCATTCAGTTCGTATTGTTCCAGCAACATGGGACAGATCAAATCCTTTTAAAGAGGTATTAGTACATTACGGTATTGGTAACCGTACAATGATTTCATTAGTTAACTTTGGTGAAAAAGATCCAATTGTTGAATTTGCTAAGCAATTAGCAACAGCAGGCGATAAAGAAAACTGGGTTATGTCTAAGAAATTAGAACCGAAGATGCGTGTATTCGCTCCTGTCATCGTTAGAGGTGAAGAAGAGAAGGGCGTACGTTTATGGGAGTTCGGTAAACAAATTTATGCCGAATTGTTATCATTAGCTGATGATCCTGATGTAGGAGATTATACAGACGTAATTGAAGGTCGTGACATTACGATCGAAACTACAGATGCAGCAACTAACGGTACTGGTTATAACCAATCTAAAGTACGTGTTCGTACTAAAACAACTTCTTTATCTGAAGATGCACAAGAGGTAGAAAAATGGTTAAATACTCAACCAGAAGTATTTACTATCTTTAAGAAATATTCTTACGATGAGATGAAAGAGTCTTTATTAAGCTGGCTACACCCAGAAGCAGCTACAGATGAACCTGCAGCTCCTGCAGCACCGGTAGCTCCTGTAGTAGAGGTATCGACACCAGCTAATAAACCAGCATCTTTTGCTTTAAATACTAAACCTAAAGCAAGTATTGACGACGAGTTCGACGAATTATTTAAATAAACAATTATATGGCCAAAGGAACGAAAGCTTCTCTTAATGAGAGTATAGCAGGTGCTTTAAAAGGTACCTTTAATCTAGATAGCTTTAAAGAAGCAAAAAACTTATCTAGTACTTCTATTAAGATGAAGACTCAGAGATGGATTCCTTTGTCACAAGCTTTTCAAGATTGTTTATCTATTCCTGGCATACCACAAGGACATATTACCTTATTAAGAGGACACTCTGATACCGGTAAGACAACAGCTCTATTAGAAGCAGCAGTAAGCGCCCAGAAAATGGGCGTCTTACCTGTTTTTATTGTAACGGAGATGAAATGGAATTGGGAGCATGCCAAGCAAATGGGACTACAGTATGAAGAGGTTGCTGACGAAGATGGAGTAGTTAAAGATTATAAAGGATTCTTTCTGTATATCGATAGAGAGAAGTTGAATAGTATTGAAGACGTAGGTGCGTTTATTGCAGACCTATTAGATGAGCAGAAAGGCGGTAAGTTACCTTACGACTTATTATTTTTATGGGATTCAGTAGGTAGTATACCTTGTGAAATGTCTATAAACTCTAATAAGAATAATAACGAATGGAATGCAGGTGCTATGTCTAAGACATTTGGTAACTTTATTAATCAAAAAATTGTATTATCACGTAAAGAGAGTCAGCCCTATACTAACTCAATGCTAGCAGTTAATAAAATCTGGGTAGCTAAGGCAGAAAATATTATGGCACAGCCTAAAATGAAAAATAAAGGCGGAGATACAATGTACTTCGATGCTTCTTTAATTGTTACTTTTGGTAATGTTACTAGCTCAGGTACAAATAAAATTAAAGCCACTAAGAACGGTAAGGATGTAGAGTTTGCAAAGAGAACTAAAGTTAGTTGTGATAAAAACCACGTTAACGATGTAACATCTGCCGGAAGAGTTATTATGACTGCACATGGATTCATTGACGATACTAAACAAGCTATTGATGCATATAAAAAACAGTATTCTAAAGACTGGTTAAAGACTTTAGGTACTACTGATTTTGATGTAGTCATAGAAACTGACGATGATAGTAGAGATATTTTTGATACCTCAGAAGAATAATATGAATAAAGATTATAGCAAAATATTCGAGCAAATAGAAAAGGAAAAAAATGAGACCCTGCACAAAAATAGCAGGGTCCTTATTGTAGACTCGTTAAATACCTTTCTTCGTAGCTTTGTAGCAATACACCACATCAATCCTGCAGGTAACCATGTAGGGGGATTAGGAGGTTTCTTAAAATCAATTGGCGCAGTTATAAAGCAATTACAACCTACTAGGGTTATTTTAGTCTTCGATGGCGTTGGCGGTTCTACAAATAAAAGGTACTTGTATCCTGAGTACAAAGCTAACAGACATATTACTAAAATATCAAACTGGGATGCTTTTGATAATCAGGAAGAAGAGTCCGAATCTATCACCAATCAAATATTACGTTTAGTAGCTTACTTAAAATGTCTGCCTGTTGATTTAATTGCAATAGACAAGATTGAAGCAGATGACGTAATTGGATATCTTGCAACTAGGCTTCCAGAAAAGATTATTATACTTTCTACCGACCAAGACTACCTACAACTCGTATCGGATAACATATCAGTATACTCGCCAGTTAAGAAGATAATTTACGATCCTGCTAGAGTGTTAAAAGAGTACGGAATTACACCTCAAAACTTTTTAGTAGGTAAAGTTATACTAGGAGATAAAGGCGATAATGTTCCTGGTGTAAAAGGTATCGGTGCTAAGACGTTAATTAAACTTTTTCCTCAATTAAAAGAGGAAGATAAGTTTAGGTTAGTAGTTTTACTAGAACATGCTAAGCAAAATATAGCAAAGAGTAAACATTACGGTGATATACTTAACTTCTCTTATCAATTAGATATAAACAGGAAGCTAATGGATTTACATAGTCCTAACATACCTGAAGAAGATAAAGTTGAGATAGATCATTTATTAAATAATCCAAATAACGGATACGATCCTACTAAGTTTGTAAAGCTATACGGAGAGGATTTGATGGGAAAAACTTTACTTAGTCCTCAAATATGGCTAGGTGAAACTTTTGCAAAACTTTTACAGTATGAGTTGAAAAATCAAGAATAGTTTACTATATTAAAGAATAAAGAGAATCAGTTATGGCAGTTTTAAATCAGTTGAATCAATACGGAGTAGGCTTTCAAGTAAAAGTACTATCAAGCTTACTTAGACATAAAGAATTTTTACAAAATATACACGATATATTAGAAGAGGGTTATTTCGATAATCCAGCTCATAAATGGATTGTAGAAGAGATTTTAAAGTACCATTATAGGTACAATACTACTCCGTCTCTTGATGCATTACAAGTAGAAGTTAAAAAGATTGATAACGAAGTTTTGAAAGTATCTGTTATCGAGCAATTAAAAGAAGCTTATAAAGCATCTAATGAGGACCAAGAATATGTAGAGCAAGAGTTTGCTAACTTTTGTAAAAACCAGCAGCTAAAAAAAGCTTTATTATCTTCGGTTGATTTATTAGAAAAAGGACAGTACGATGATATCAGATATTTAATCGATTCTGCGTTAAAGGCTGGAATGGATAAAAACCTAGGTCATGAATACGAAAAAGATACTGAAACTCGTTATAGAAACGAAGATAGAAATCCTATACCAACACCTTGGCCTCATATTAACGAAATGCTACAGGGAGGATTGGGTTCAGGCGATGTAGGAATTATTTTTGGTAATCCAGGAGGGGGTAAGAGTTGGATGCTAACTGCATTAGGTGCAATGCCAGTATCATTAGGCTATACTGTAGCTCATTATACCCTAGAATTATCAGAAGGATATATGGGTAGAAGGTACGATGCTACATTTACAGGACTTAAAGTACAAGAATTAGGTTTACATAGACAAGAGGTTAATGAGATGATTGAGAAGCTTAAAGGTAAGTTAATCATTAAGGAATTCTCTATGGGGAAAGCATCTATATCAAGTATTGAAACTCATATTCAAAAAATGACCGATCTTGGGTCGCGTCCAGATTTAGTCATTATTGACTACGTAGATTTATTGAAATCAAAACGTAAGTCTGTTGATAGAAAGGATGAAATCGATGATATTTATATCTCCACAAAGGCTTTAGCAAGAGATTTGAAGCTTCCAATATGGACTGTATCTCAAGTTAATAGAGCTGGTGCTAAAGACGATGTAATTGAAGGCGATAAAGCAGCGGGATCGTATAATAAAGTTATGATTGCTGATTTTGCAATGTCTTTATCGAGAAAGAGGTTAGATAAGATGAATGGAACTGGAAGAGCACATATTATGAAAAACCGATATGGTGGTGATGGTATGACCTATCCGGTGAAGATTAATACTGAAAATGGTAATATAGAAATACTAGAGAAAGAAATGGAAGAGGGTGAATTTACCGTAGAAAGTGGTAATCAAGGACCTAAAGCTCCTACTACTAATTTTAGTGCAGAAGAACGTAATTATTTACAACAAAGGTTCTTTGAATTAGGTAAATAATGCTATTTATTACTACAAAAGGTATTTTATATGAGTTTAACTGCATTATACAAAGAAAAAAAGACAGCATTTGCACCTCCCGTAAATCAAGAAACTTACGAAGAGTTTGTTTTTAATATGGAGAAAAACGGTACTAATGATCTAGTAGAAAGAGATATGATTGATCCAACTTTTAGACCCCCTTTAGTCTCAAATTCATATCAAGCTCAAATATTCGCAGAAGGAGCTAACCAAAACGCACAGTAATTTAACAAAAGGTTGTAGACTTTAACGGTAGGTAAAGACCTATCGAACGATATATCTATTTTTAAAAATATAAAAAACAGAAAAAGGCATGGACGTTTCACAGAGTATTTTAAGTGACATTACAGTATACATGAAGTATGCTAAATTTAATCCGGAAGTACAGAGAAGAGAGACTTGGTCGGAATTAGTTGATAGAAATAAGGCGATGCACTTAAAAAAATTTCCTAACTTAAGTGAAGAGATTGAGAAAGTGTATCAATACGTTTACGATAGAAAAGCTTTACCTTCAATGCGTTCTATGCAGTTTGCAGGTAAACCAATTGAAATAAGTCCAAATCGTATCTACAACTGTGCCTATCTTCCAATTGACGATTGGAGAGCCTTTGGAGAAACGATGTTCTTATTATTAGGAGGTACTGGAGTAGGTTATTCAGTACAGAAGCATCACGTTGAGCAATTACCTGAAATCAGAAAACCAGATCCAAAGAAAACTAGACGCTTTTTAATTGGCGATTCTATTGAAGGATGGGCTGATGCAGTAAAAATATTAGTTAGATCTTATTTTGAAGGCGGTTCTACACCGGCATTCGATTTTTCAGATATTAGAGCTAAGGGAGCTGCTTTAATTACTTCAGGCGGTAAAGCACCCGGCCCTCAACCATTAAAAGAGTGCTTAACTAAGATTCAAGGTGTACTTGATAATAAGCAAGACCGCGATAAGTTAACTCCTATTGAAGTTCATGACATGGTTTGTCATATTGCGGATGCAGTATTGACAGGAGGTATTAGAAGAGCGGCTTTAATTAGCTTGTTTAGTGCAGATGACGAAGAAATGATATCAGCTAAAGCTGGTGCATGGTGGGAGTTAAATCCACAAAGAGGTAGAGCTAATAACTCTGCGGTATTATTAAGAAATAAAGTAACTGAAGAGTTTTTCTTCGAATTATGGAAGAAGATAGAAGCAAGTGGTGCTGGTGAACCAGGTATCTACCTATCAAACGATAAAGATTGGGGTACTAACCCGTGCTGTGAAATTGCTTTACGTCCATTCCAATTCTGTAACCTATGTGAGGTAAATGTATCTGATGTAGTTGATCAGGATGATTTAAATGCACGTGTAAAAGCTGCTACATTTATCGGTACTTTACAAGCCTCTTATACTAGCTTCCATTATTTACGTCCAGTATGGCAAAGAACGACTGAAAAAGATGCTTTGATTGGTGTGGGTATGACAGGTATTGGTTCTGGAGTAGCTCAAAAATTAGATCTTAAGCAAGCAGCTAAAATTGTAAACGAAGAAAACGAAAGAGTAGCTAAATTATTAGGTATTAATAAAGCAGCTAGAACAACTACAGTTAAACCTTCAGGCACTTCTTCATTAACTTTAGGTACTTCATCAGGAATACATGCATGGCATAATGACTTTTATATTAGAAGAATTAGAGTAGGTAAAAACGAACCTATTTACACATATCTAGCAATTAATCATCCAGAGCTAGTAGAAGACGAGTATTTTAGACCTCATGATACAGCTGTAATCTCTGTTCCGCAGAAAGCGCCAGTAGGGTCCATCCTAAGACACGAGTCTGCTTTAGATTTACTTGAGAGAGTTAAATTCGTATATCAAAACTGGGTTAAACCAGGTCATAGAAACGGTCAAAATACTCATAACATCTCCGCTACAATATCTATTAAAGATGACCAGTGGGAAGAAGTAGGAAAGTGGATGTGGGATAATAAAAAATTCTATAACGGATTATCAGTTTTACCTTATAATGGTGGAACCTATATTCAAGCACCTTTCGAGGACTGTACAGAAGAGAAGTACGAAGAAATGATGAAGCATTTACACAATGTTGATTTATCTAAAGTAATAGAACAGGTCGATAATACCAATTTAATGGGGGAAGCTGCTTGTGCAGGCGGTGCTTGTGAAATTGTCTAGTATGGCAAATAAAAAAGATTTTATACAAGGAATACACTATTACTTAGAAGGGGAAAGGGTCATTTTTACGGCCCTTTTCCACTTTCAAAGAGGGCAATGCTGTGGGAATGGATGTAGACATTGTCCGTACATAGGGGATCATAAAAAAGGTACCGAAATACTTAAAGAAGAATTTGGTTATCTGAAAAAAAATACTTAATTTTATAAAAATACAGTTATGAGTACATTTCAATCAACAAAATTATACGACGGCTTTAGTACCGTCTTTCGTCAATGGGCTGCAGAAGGTACACACTGCAGATTCTTACATGGATACGATATTGAGTTTAAAATTACTTTCGAAGGAGA